CTATGCCTGTTGAGGTGGCGGTTAGTATATCGCCTGTACCATTTAAATGTATCCTGTAACTACCATCAGAAACAGCTCTGTTATACCAAGGCTGATTAGAACCTTGCTTTATACCAAACTGGTAATCAGAGCCTGTTAGATTTAATCGTTCATCAGAAGCATCCCAAAAGAACTTAGCTGTAGTTCCTGTGTCTTCGTAGAAGGAGATGTCTCCGCCTGTACCTATTTCGAAACGCTTTGTTGCTGGGTTGGTTGTGTCACCAGTGTTTCCATAAATCCTAAAGTTTGTTTCATTATCAATAGACCAAGACGCATCTGTTCTTGTTAAAGCAAAACTAGCTACATTGCTATTATCAGAGCCGTCAATATGGAGAAGTCCATCTACTTCAACAGAATCAGCAGTTACTGTACCTGTTACGTCTATGCCTGTTGAGGTTGTGGCTAGTTTTGGTGAACCATCATAAAAAATAGTAACCGCACCACCATCAATAGCTGTTAAATAATCATCTTCAGTTGCGTATGCTTCTAAAAGCAGATTGTTAGCTCTTATTTTTAAGTCACCACTTCCAGTATCTGTAATAACACTATTTGAACCAGTATGATAAATTTGCAAATCATTACCTGTACCAAACTGAGCCTTTACGCTGTCTGGGAAGGTTGTGCCGTTGGCATCTAAATAGTCTTCTATCTTGGTGTTTAAGGAGGCTGTTGTTGCCTGGTTAGATGCGTTACCTATAAATATGTTGCCATCATTAAGGTTTGGTACGGCATTTGTTCTCCCCGCACCACCTACCTTGATAGATCCTGCTGAGGCATGAACTCTTTGAACTTTACCTATGTTTTGGATTAAAGAAGACTCACCAGCGGGGGGAGAGTTTGTTAGTCCACCAGGAGTAGTTGAAACATATAAAGTGTCCCCTAAAGAAAACCCAGGAGTATCAGTATCAACTCCAGAAATAGTACCAAAAGTTACAACTTCTGTAGATCCATTGGCTGAGGCGGCTGTTAATACCAAGCCAAAAGCGGGCATTTTATTTGCATCATCTGCATCTGCCAAAGAAACTACTGGGGTATTGCCAGAGATACCTGACACATAAACCGCGTCACCCTTAGAAACAGCTTCGCCTGCCTGAGCTTTAAATATGACTGCACCACGAAGATCTCCGATAAATTCATCGGCAGTAACTTCACCTGCGTCTACTTGTGGAAAAAGTTCAAGAATAGCAGCAGTAAGCCTTAGCTCAGCTACGGTACCGGTAGAAAAAGAAGTTGCGCTGGTGTTATCTTGAGCCCTAGTTACTGTTAGGGTATTTGAAGATACAGCTGTGACCTCAACAATTTCAATGTTGGTTCCATCGTCGAAGGTGCAAAAAAATGTATCACTACCAGTTAGCGTCGGGAAAACGCTTCCGTCCGCAACCGTAATAGATGTGGCCGAGGACGTTATGCCGGATGCAAGTGTTGTTTTTGCATTGTTCTTAAAAACAACTGCCACAGCTTACTCCTTAAAAATTAAGAAACTGTTACAGTCCAGGTAATTGTCATTGAGTCAGACGCACCTTTGTTTACAACTGAAAATACTGTTCTACATAACATAGTTCCGCTAGAAGCTGCATTTAATATACCCGCTTCTGTAATAGCACCCGTTCCTGTACCTGCGCCAAATGTAGCAACATAAGTAACATCCGCTCCGCTAACAGTAGTAGAAGTTAAAGCAACCCTAGCTGCCTCACTTCCCAATGCAGAATCACTTGCTGCGGCTGCAGTACTACCTGTACCAATAGCCATACGTGACATAGCAGTAGCAGTAGCATCTTTCATTCTACTAGCTACATATTCTTTGCCATCCGTAACAACAAGGTTATCTACTTCTTTGACTGTTTCGCCATTTATAGCGATTGCTAACTTACCTTTTAAAGTTAAACCGTCTTTTATCATAGTTTCTCCTAGTTTAGTGTCCCGACATTTAATCCAGCCGCGTTAATAACGCTGTGGCTTCGTACGGTAACAACATTTATAACTTCTGATATTGTAGCACTATCTGTATAAGAATTGCCAAGACTTAAAGATAATGCTTCAGAAACTGAAATACTGTCTGTTTTAGCTAAAGACGAACTTACAATAGGGGCATCTGTAAAGCTAAAAGAATCTGCAAAAGGTTTACTTGCTTCGATTGCAGGACTGTCAGACATTCCGTACGTGTCGCTTAGTATCTTACTGAATGTGTACGAATGGTCATCTGTAAAACCAAAAACGTTAGTTTTAGCTGAATCTACATCTGTTTGTAGTGGGTCATCAACAGAAGCTATATCGTCTAAAGATACAGTATCGCTAAATGATCTAGCAAAAGTAACAACTCTAGAGAAAACTTGATCCATGCTTAAGCTGTCTGTTTTACCTAAACTTGGTGCTAAGGCAGGGCTATCCGTTAGTACTGCTTCGTTGTTCGGTACAACATTAGCAAAACTTAAAGCTTGGCTATCAGTAAATCCAAAAGAGTCTGTTTTAGTTGTTGTAGTTGTAAAACTAGGGGCAGTATCTACTAGAGTAGGGGTATCAGTAAGGCTTTTAGTAAAGCTCCAGTCGTCTGTATCAGTAAAACCAAAAGAATCTGTCGTAGCAGTTTTATTAAGATTAAACGTAGGAGCTGCGTCACCCATACTAAAGCTATCTGTATATACAGGTTCTACGCTTAAAGCTTGGCTATCTGTAAAACTGTAAGAATCACTAAAATCACGAATAAAAGTAATTAGAGTTTGTACTACTTCACCAAAAGCAATAGAGTCAGAAACTGCTTTACCTACCCCTAAAGCAGGTTCATCTACAAAACCATAAAAATCAGTAAGTGTTTTACCTACATCAAAGGCTGTATCCTCTAACATAGTTACACTGACAGCGTTTGGTGAATCGTTTTGTGGTATGAAATATAAGTTCTTACTATCTGCGTCTAATAAAACATCTACAGCAGATAGATTTACGTATTGTACTAAAGAGTTTAGATTGACATATTGAACTAGCGTTTGTACTAGTTGACTGTGTACGGACGTTTTAGCGTCTGTAAAACTTAGACTTGTACGGGTTTCTTCTTGAGAAACAATGACGCGTATCTCAGAAAAAGATACGGTCGCTTTTAGATCTACATAGCTAAGTTTTGCACGGAAGGCCATTAATCAAAATCGTCACGCACCTTAAACTTGACTAGGTCTTGTACTGTCTGTATTTGTCCGTTTGATTTAGTAAACTCTAACTCACCTTCATACGTACCAGCAGCTGTCCAAGTACCTGTAGGAAAAGTCAAAGCACATTCGCCTCCGGTAGCATCTGTAATACTAGCTGTTATTGTTTGTAATACTGTTGTCTGTCCTACTTCTCTAATTCTAAATCTTACAGTACCACTTGATAAATCAATAGGAGCCCATGTAGCATCATTCTCTACATCTAACGTTTGTCCTGCTGCAGCTGTATTGCTATCTTTTAAAGTAAAGGTCAACTCTGGTAGTGTGTCCCCTACTACTAATTTAATTGTGTCTGAGTAAGCCATAACTAATTTTACCTCCCTAATGCTCTAGTGTCGAGCTGTCCATATACAGGTAGCCATTTATATCCATCAAAGTCACCAGTAGCTACATCCCATGCTTTTTCTGCACTTGGTCCTAATATAGGCACAAAGAATGGGTTTCCATATCTTTTATCTTCCATAAATAAAGGAATAGCTAAAGCAAAGGGCCCTAGCTGACCTGATCTATCTAGAACATCAAACCAATATTCCCCGCTAGACATACTTTGTGAAGCCCTATAATTAACTCCAGGGTCATTTGGACTTATACCAGGCAAGAGCCAAGATAGTCCTATTTTAAATCTTTCTCTTAAATCCCAACCCAACATAGTCAAAGGCATCAATAAACTTGCACCGAATAACAAAGGTGCTACGCCATCTGCTATATGCCCTGTTTCTCCTTTTCTAGCTTTACCTTCTCTAATCAAGCCGCCCATTATGTTTTTGCCATATGCATAGTAGAAAGATTTTAACTGCCAGACTAATGCAAAGTTAGGATCAGAAGCCCAAATAGGCCTTTCTGCTGCGTTAGGTCTTACTATAGACTCATCTACAAATCTACCCATAGCTGCTGCTACTTCAGGGTGTGCATCAATATCTTGTCCTTGCGCAGCTAAAATTTGGTCAGCTGTTACGTTAAGTTCTTTTAGATATCTTTCTGAAAGCAAGTAATCTTGGTCTCCTTCATAGCCATTCTTTATTGTTTCTGCATGTTTAAGTAAAAAGTCTCTACCCATACCAGCTGCAAACTTTCTAGTAAACATAGTCCATCTTTCTAACTGCGTATACTTAAACCAACCATTAGATAATTTTCTACCCCATTGGTCTAGCATGTCCATCTCACCTGCGTACAAAATAGTAGTAGCCGCAGCTTCAACACCGTTAGTACCTATAGATTTAGCCAGTCTTGCTCCTTCTTTTTGTCCCATAGCTTGATATAAATTCTTGCCAACAGTTTTTAAATCAGTATTTCTACTACGCAGAATAGGCCCTGCTGCGTCTGGTATAGAAGCAAAAACAGCCATACCCAAAAGGTTAAGTACATTTAACAACAGTCCTCCACCTGTTATTTTTCTCCACATGTCATTCTTGATAGGATTTATATTACCTAACATAGCATCTATAGCTTCTTTAGCTTGAGCTCGTTCTTCTGCAGGTAATTGATTTACTAAAACATTTACCCTAGCTGCGCCTCCTCTTTTTTCGTATTCAGCACGTCTGACTGCTTTTCGTACGTATTCAAGAATTGCTATTTCAGGGGGTAGAATTAAGCCTTCGTTTAATAATGTTTCGCTATCTAAAGCTTCATATAGTTTAGCTCTATCCTTCTGCATGCCTATTTCAAAGTCGTCATTTTTTGTAGCTAAATTAGGATCTTTTTGATTTTTCTTTATTGTTTTTTCAACATTTTTTGTAGCTTCTTCTTCCGTAATGTTATTACGTTCAGCTAGTAATTTAATAAGAGTTGCACGTTTTGCATCTTTAGAAGCAATGTCTTGTATGTGTAATATACGAGGGAAGAAGTTAGGTCTTCTTTCTATATCATACTTAGATAGCTCTAACTCATCATATATGTCGAACAAAAACTTACGTACCTGCTGTGCTTTTGGAGAGAGTTCTGCGTCCGAAAGCTTTTCATTACTAGCTTCTTTAAACACTGCTACCTCTTCTTTAGTAAAAGCTTTGTCTGTACCAGTAAGAACATTTATATTGTCATCATCTCGCAAAATACCTACAAGTCTATTTATAAACTGGTTAGTTCTTCTATTAGCTTCATTAATAAAACCTACATCTTTTTGGTTGCCGCTTACTGTATGAAAGATATCTGCAATATCTTTACCAACGCCGGTATCTGCGCCAAGTGTGCCTAAGAAACTGTGAGCATCATAGAATAATTTTTTAAACCATTTAGGCATTTTTCCATTTTTAATAATTCTTTGTGCCTCATCATTAATTCTTTTTACTTGTTTCTCTCCTACTTTAGGTGGGAAGACTGCATCTAACATATCTTCTATATGAGCTTTCTCCATATAAGTAGTATCATTCTCTCTAGTGCTAGGTTCTTTAGCAGCGTCTAATACACCGTTTACATACTCAGCAAATGTTTCACTAAAAGCAAACCTATTTTGTACTACACTTATCTGAGGTCTAATACTATTCTCAAATGCTTTTATAGATTTTGCAATACGCAGTAATACAGACTCTCCTATGTTTTTAGCTTGTAAGACTTGTCCTTTATCTAAGTCAAAAAGGTAAGCACCTATTTTGTCAGAGGCCCACTCTTCCATTCCGTTTGCCTGTTGCCACTGTCCTACTTCTGGACTTTTTTCTTTGGCTTTATTAAATTCTTTAATTAACTTTGCCCTAATTTTAGGGTTGCCTAAAGTTTTTAAAAGTTCTGTTCGTAAAAAACTATGACCTATTTCATGTCCTAACCTTTTGTAATATAGGCCTTGTAAATCTAAATCAGGGTCTATGCCTACCTTTAAAATGATAACATCGTAGTCCCTCATTTCTATATTAATACCTTTTATGGAGTCTTTACTTAAAACATAATCTTTACGTTCATTCAGATATTTGTTTACGTTCTCATCTCCAACATCAATGTTTTCACTTTCTCTAGTAGTAAATACTTTTATCTCTTTTGTAATGTTTAATTTATCAGTTGCAGTTTTTATCAACTGTTCAATGATTGCTTTATTAACGCCAAAACTATTTACGAAGTCTTGTGAAATAGTTACATTCTTTGGCCTAGCTCCAGGCTTCTGTTTAATCTTAGTAAACTGTTGTTTTGCCCAAGATGCTTGTTCCGCGTCCCACTGTTCATCTGCAGGCATCTCATTAAAAATAGGATCGCCTTCCTCTTCACTTATTTGTTCAGGCCCTAAATCTTGCATAGGGTCAAAAGCTCCTTCATTTAAAACTCTTTCCAAAGTTTCTAAATCACTGCTATCAAACTCACCTTCTTGCTCGGTACCTATACGTTCTTGTAGCTCATCTGCTTTTTGACGTACGAGGTTTCTATTTCTAGGATCAATCCCAAACCTATTATTAAGACGCTTTTCTGGTTTGGTTAAAGGCTTATCTTCTTGTTCTCTAGCAGCTTCAAAAAGTTGTCCTAGAGTAAAAGTCAAGTTTCCATCTTCTTCTGTATACACAACTGCTTCTGGATCAGAAAAGGTTGCGTCCGAGATATCATCGAATTTAAAAGTAAGCTTTTGGTTATCGCTTTCTAATAGACTACCTACAAGGGTAGTAAAAGTGTCGGCAAGTTGCTGTCTGTAATTTTGGTTACTATCTATAACTCCCGTTCTACGCAATACTCTTAAGTAGTTATTTAGTAAATTTGGCATATCTACTGCTCTAGAAGTGCCATCGTTAGAAGCTATTTGCCAGCGGCTTTGTCTTGCTCTTTTAGTATCTTTAGCTCTTCGTACGGCAGCATCTAAATCACTTTTTATAGACTCAAATCCTTCAGCTCTTTGCATAGGGTTTGTTGCATATGGTGCTATAACGTATCCACCATCTTGTTCTTCTATTTTATAAGTTCTTTCTGCATCAAAATACACATCAGACACTTGTACGTACCTTTGAAGAAGAAGCCTAGAATATTTATTGTCTCGTATATTTTTATCAAACTCTTCTCTAAACGCAGGGTCTACTAAAGCTCTAGCCTCGGCTACTAATTCTGGAGAAGGTTGTGTATTTTCATAGTTCTCATCCGGTGCTGACCAAGGTTTTTTATTTTGATTTATAAAGGTTTTAGTTTCTACCTTACCAGTATCTTCGATTTTAGTAGGAACTTCTGATTCTATTGTTTCTTGGAAGTCATTTTCAAACTCTCTAAAATCAAGATTCTCTTGCATAGAATCTAAATCAGTATCTTCTATAAGATTTTCTGTAGGTGCTACAGCTTCAGACCTAGCATCTAAATGTGTTTCTCCATCTACAAGTTCGTATGTGTACTCGGGGTTATTACCAAAAAGTTGCTTAGCTTGTTCTAAATGTGTTTGCCCGTCTTCGTTTATTGCACTAGTTTGATGGTAGTGAACAGGCACGCCGTCTTTATTTTTTACTTCTACTACATGTGTATCAGTAGCTAACCTACTACGGGGGTAACTTAAGAAACTACTTAAAGCATCATCTAACAACTTAGTAGAAGGAGTATTTAACTCCATAATTTGTTTAAAAGATTGAATTTGTTCTGGGTCAGCAGATAACAAAATACCACCTAAACCTGTTTCAGGGTTGCCCATGTCATAGCCTTTAAGGTTAGGGTACTGTTTAAGTACCTCATCTGCGATAGTGTTCCATTGATCGTAGCTATTCACATCTATCCAAACATTTGTCTTTTTGTTGGTTGGATCCATCATGGCGTCTATTTGAGCTTTAATATAAGAAGCAGGTTCTTTTACTACACCAGGACCGCCTTCTCCATATTTTGCTCTATACATCTGTTGTAAGGCTTCTTTTTGTTGGTTCGTTTGTAGAAGTTCGTTAGCCTTTGCAGTAATACTAGATGCTGTAGTTGCAGCTCCACCCATACCAAAACCACCTACTGCACCAGCAAACGCAGAGGTTGCTAAATCTAACTTAGCTTGTTGTCTAGTGTATTCATCATCTATTGCAAACTTTTGTGCTACTTCAATAGCTGTTTGTCCTGTCTCTGCTAAACCTTCTGCACCACTAGATACACCAACAGAAGTAAGCGCTTTCTTACCTATTTGAGAACTTTGCTTACCCGCTGGGGTTAATAAAGACCTACCCCCTGAATTTTTAAATACATCAGTAACTGCATCGAATACTATCTTTTCTGTACCTACTCCTATAACAGTTGCAGGCACACCTAAAAGACCTGCTTGTAAAGCATTAACAGGATCAGTCATACCTTGGTCTGCAAAATTACCAAAGAAAGTACCGGACATTTGCGGGTACTCTTGCGCAGCTGCACCAGCTATACCACCTCTAGTAAGTCTTCTTTTATACATTTGTGCTTGAAAGTTTTTATAGACTGCGTCCATAATCTTTTTTTGTTTGTTACTTAAGGCTTGTTTTTTAGAAGCAGCTTCTACAGCTTCTGTAACCATCTTTCTAGTTAAACCTTGTTTAGCTAATCTAGTCGTTACACCTTCGGCTGTTTTTTTAGTTATTGCAGCTCCAGTTGCGCCTACTAAAGTAGCAGGTACGGTTGCGGGAGAGGTCAAGGCTGCGATAGCGGTACCAACTAAAGCAGTACCTACAGTAGCTACAGCGGAAGGAGCTATCTCTCCTGTAAACCCAAGTGCAGCATTCATAAAATCTTCAAATGTGCCGTTCTCAAAAGCTGCTCTTTCAAATGCTGCTGCAGAGTCTACGTAAGAAGCAGCGCTACCAGCCGTTTGCGCTTGTTCAGCTTCATATATAGAGTCTCTCATCGCCTGTTCTTGACCCGTCATAGAGTCAATCATAGCTTTGAAATAATTGGTGTTAGCCTCTATGTTTTTAACACCTTTATTAAAACCAGAAGCTATCTGTCTAGCGGGATCAAACTCATAGCCAAGTACAGGTGTGGGTGTTTCTTCGGCGTAAAGCCCAGGTACAGCAGAATCTACGTCAGGTACGTCATAAAGAGAGCTTACCAGCGATTTGACTGGATCATTGGATTGTTGCGACATTTTGAATAATAGCTATTACATGTTCAGCAGGTAATATGTTGTTTTTAATTAGATAATCAAACCTAATACTAGCTTCTCCTTCTACTACTCGACCTGCATTACCTTTTAGTACAGTTTCTTCTTGGCTTTGATATTTAGGATTCTTTGTTGCTATAACCAGTTCTATTGGTTTACCGTCAGCATTAGTCCTAACCGCCATTTTTTGTTTCATAAACTGTGTTGGGTTATAAGGAGTATTAGGTGCAGGTATATCGCCAAGAAAATCTTTCATGGTTACTTTGTTATCACCAAAAGGCCAAATCGCTCCAAAAAAATTAGACTCTACTAACTGTTGGTAGCCATTATAAAGTGCTACTTCTGTTCTACCTTCTGTAAGGTCATTGCCACCTAAAGGTTGTGCCATCCTAAAGAAAGTTTCATCAGTAAAAGAGTCTTCTGGGAATCCAAACTGTTCTACATACTGTTTTTTTACATCATTATAAATGCTTGTACCCGTATCTGGGTCTGCAACTTTAAATTGATTAGCAAAGTCTTTAATAATAGTTTTACTTTTTGTATCGTAAAGCTTGTAGTTTTCATAGTTTTGAGACTTGTCACCTTCAAAGTCAGGATTAGATTCTCTTATAAAGGTCATAGCGTTTTTAAAATCACCCTCTAAGCCAGGTATCTTTTTAAGTATGCCCTCAATACGTTTATCAAACGCATCTCTAGCTGCACTGCTTTTTGTATTCCAGTACTTGCTGACATTAAAATCAAAATCATCTCTTAGTCTTTTTTCTTGTGCTATAGCTAAATCATCTTTTATAACATCTCCTGCAGTCCTATTTGGATCTCCACTTACTAAGAAGTTAAAAGTTCTATCTGTAGCTGTTTTAAGGTCTAGCCCATTTACTAACCCTTTATCATTAGACAAAGCAAGGTTCATACTTAATGCATACTTATAAGGATTTTTAACTGTACCATCATCTACCTTTTCTTTTAGGTCTTCCATAGACTGTACATTTAAAGCCTGTAACTGTTGTCTAATTGCGCCTACTTGGTCTCCACTTAAACCCCTAGAAACAAAAGTACCATCATTAATAAACTGATCTACTCTTTCTCTTAATTGTTCGTCGCCTAAATCTTTAAACTCTGGGAAAGCTTGTTCAAATGTTTGCTCTACTGGGTCTACTGGGGTTTCTGTTCTTACAGTTTCTGTCGTAGTAGAAGCAGGATCTAAACCTTCTCTTTTTCTAAAATTATTTCTCATCTCTGCATCAGAAAGAGCAGGAAGTCCACCCATGTCACGTGCTTTATCTATGTTCTCTTTAAACAACTGATATTCTTTTTCATCAATTTTAGAACCTGGGGTACTAGTTGTAACTTCTTTTTCTGTGACGATAGGTGGCTGTTCTTTTACTACAGGGTTTTTATTGTACTCAGCTACAACTGATTGAAGTAGCCCTAATTTAGTGCCTCTATCTACGTCATCGTCGTATAAAGCTTTTGCACGATTCATGCTCATCCTAGTATTCTCAAAACCACTTGGGTCAAGCACACCTTGAGCAACAGCGCTTTGCGTTCTTCTTCTATCAGGGTCTATTTCAAGTTCTATACCTGAAATTAAAACATCGGACAAATACGCTTCTACTTCTCTTTCACTAAAAACTAACTCCTCATCATCTGCTTCATCAGTACCAAACCTAGTTAAAAAGGAAAACATACCTTCTTGGTTTTCTACTGGAACTATATAAGCAGCTTTAGCCCCTGACTCATACTCTTTTTTTAAAGCTAATGCCGCTTCATCTCCTGGATTCGCTTCAAGTCTATCTAGCACCGCAGTCGGCACTACGCCTTTCTTAGTTTTAGTAGGTCCATACGTTTTTCTACTTCTTTTCTTTACTACTTCGTCGCCTTGTCTTGAAAGGTAACTAGAAGCCATTTTATCGAAGCGAAGTCTACTATCGCCACCAGCATGATATTTATCTACTTGATCTTTCCAGTCTGCTCTTAAAGTATATTCAACATTTCCTGTACCATCATCTTTCAAAGAATAAATACCTGTTCTAGAATCTGATAAATAAGCTAAATCTTCATTAGATTTCCTGGCTTGTTCTTTTCTTCTAAGTTCGGCTTGTGCTTGTCTATTCATTAAACCAGAAGTAGCTCCAGCCTCTGCCTTGTTTGCAATCGCCATACCTTGTGTAAATTGATCTAGTACGCTCATTATATTAAAAAGGCTCCTAATAATGCTGAACCTATTTGTGCTCCCATTCCTTTCATTTGAGAACTATAATTAGCTCTAGCGTTTTTATAAGATTGATACCTGTTTTGCGCCATTTCTGCACCACTAGTTAACATGCCTATAGCGTTTCTATTCACACCCTGGCCTATATTTATTAAATCTGCAGTAATAGCTTGGTTAATTTCCCTTTGCGCAACACGCGCATTATTGACAGTCCCTACAGTAGATAAAGACGTACCCCTTTGTAGCGCCCTTTGTTGTTCTTGTCTTTGTGCAGCAGATAAACCAGCACCGCCGTACCTTTCTATATTCCTAGCTGCTGCCTCTTGTGCAATTCTTGCTTGTGTTTGAGAATCTAATCTTGCTTGGTCTACCAATTTTGTGCTGTTCCTTTGGGCCAGTAAAGCATCTTCAAAGGGTTCAAATTTTTCCACAAATCTATCGTAATCTCTTTGTGTAAGATTTGATAATTCTTGTTGGGGGTCGTAGTTGCCCGCCATAAGTAAACTCATCCGAATAGACCTCCCTCTAACCTGTCAAAAAAACCATCTGTTCTATTTACAGCTTCTGTAGTTACACCATTCACTGTTTTTGCTCCTCCAAAAAAAGTGTTTCCAGCCGCTAGATTAGTTTTACCTGTTTGATACGCACTACCCGCTAACATTGCACCTGCGTCAATATTTGTTTGCCTATTCAAAAGCTTTCTTTCAGCAGACTGTAAAGTTCCAGCGTTGCCTAATCTAGCCAAAGCGCCTATACCAGTAGTCGCATCCATCTGTTGTCCTTGTGCAGAGGCTAAAGTACTTAAAGACCTGTTTGCTTTAGTTGCCTCTCCTGCAGCTCTACCTCTTAAAATCTGGTCACTTGCAGCAGTTGCTAAGTCCGCGGCGTAATCTATAGAACGAGCTGCGGCCATAGAAGGTTTACCTAATACTTGATAGGTGTCTGCTTGTTTCTTACCTGCTGCGTAACTTCCTAAATCTTCAGTTGCTGCGGTTTCTGCCTGTTCCAATAAAATAGGATCATACTTATTAACAAACCTTTCTCTTTGCGCTACTGCAACTTTTGTATTAGTAATTTCAGCTTGACTTGGTTTGTAGTCTGCTTGTTTTGGTTTAGCTGCCATTAACTTCCTTCCTATAAATTCGTGTATCTAACTCCCATCCAATCTTTTTGGTGTACGATTCCATCTCTGGAACTCGTGACCTCGCTTCGAGGTACTTACAACCTGCTGATTTTGCTAAGTTGTTAAACCACTCTTCATGGGCCACCCACTGGTGCCCGCCTTTTCTATAAGTATACGCTATCCATAGCAATAATGTCTTGTCTTTTGTAAACTGATCTACCTCTACAGTCAGTATCAAAAAACCTACAGACGACATGTAAAGAAAAGCTCTTTCGTTTACACATTCGCTGTAAACATCTTCAGGAATAAAAGTAAGGGTAGGATTTTCTTTTAATATATCGAGTATGCCTGTTTTTACTACGTTCCAACATTTTCTTATGTCAGCAAACTCGGGTTCCTCAATAGTCGATTTCCTTTCCGTACTTTCCATACCGTCTCCTTGGTAGTCCTATTCCTTTGTACTTAACAGTTCTTTTTACCCCTAGGTCTCCGCCTCGGGCCCTTAATTCTGCTTGTGTTATTTCTAAATTAAACTGATATAAATATTCTTGTGCCGCCCCTATGTCTGTCCATTCTCTATTTGGCATCCTTAATAACCTATATAAAGTGCCATATATAATCGCATCTCTGTACTGATTAGAAATTGTAGTGTCAATATTATTTGAAGTCCTGCTTGGCTTTAGAGCTAGGCTTACTATTACTTGTTTAGACCCACTTGGTACTGGAACAATCCAAAAAGTAGTTGCTGTTTTTTGCAGATAAACGTGAGGGTTTCCGGTTCTATTCCTCCAATCTGGGTAATTTAATTCTAAACTACGTGGGCTAATAGGGTCCATGTCCCTACCATCGTGTGTCATTAGTAAAACTTGATGAACTTCTGTTCCTGTAGGTATATCAAAGTCGTATTCATAAACCCCAGAAATAGTATTAAAAGGATCCATATCAAGTATGTATGCTTTAGACCTTTCACAAAACTCTATAGTAGCAGAACGTAAGTTCTGTTCTACTAAAGAATCTGGGCACAACGGTACATAAGGTAGTACTTCTTTTACTAAAGAAGAATAGGCTGCCACATTTACCTACCTTGCTGCATTATTTTGGGAACAGCTCCTATGTTAGACACTTGGTCGTTATTTGGATCTAGTAAAGCTGAAGACTGTAAACCTTGACTTATACTTGATGTAAATAACTGATAATGACTAGAGGCTCTTTGAGAATTTCCTGCGTACTCCGCATCTTTCATATATGCTCTGTAAAGAACAAAATCAATAATAGCGTTAGCATAAATATCATCAACACTAATAATGTCACTAGCTGCTGATAAATCTGTAGGTGCGGCTGAGTAAACGATTTCTACGTATGAATTACCAGATACGCCTGGATACACGTAAAAGTTTCTTGGGTCATCTTCATCAAAGATATAATGTTTTACAATAGCCCCGTGCGCTGCATCTCCTGAAACTGCAGGATCATGCCAATCCGGTTCTTGTGTATTTAAAATGTCAACGTTTACTATTCTAATAGACCTTTTACCAGTGCCGTCAGAAGCAGCAGACATATTTCTTACTACTTTTATTAGCCTTAAACCTGCTGCAGGCAAAGATTGTTTAGTTCCAGCAACTAAAGTTATAGTAGCTGTAGTAGCACTAGACTCAGGCCTGAAATTAACAATCTCTCTTTGTGCATCGTTTATATAGTTTAAGAGTTCGGATTCGGTCCATCTAACACTAGTAGTGTCTTGTAATGTATCCCTAATTCTACTAAGTAAATTAGTGCCTGTAAGTGTCCCTGCCATAATTTATTACTCCGCTTGTTTAAGCTCCTCTATTAAATCTGATTTCTTTTTACGCCTATCAAGCTCTATACCAACAGTTCTGCCATATTCTTCTAGCTCTACTTTAGTCATGCTTTCAAGGTCTTTTGAAGTTTCTTCTATTACTTCTTCAATAGGTGCTTCTTTTACAATTGGCTCTTCCTTGATACCACCTTGTACTTCTTCGCATCCATGTTGTAAACAAAGCAACCCAAGATCTTTAGCGACTTGTTTTGGTTCGTTTGCTTTTAAACTGATTGACGCGCCCCATGTTGAAGCTACGTACTTATCTTCTTTTGATACTATCCACATAATTTTACTCCTTAAATATGGGTGACTTCTTCAAGCCACCCATAAAATATACCACAATTAATATGCTACATCTAATCTAATAACACCGAAGTCTTCATTCTGACCTGTTACGTCTGAATTGTAGACTGGCTTCTTAAGACCAAATATCTTACCAATTGAAATACCGTTTTGGTTTCCATAGTCGAATGTATCTTCTACTATTTCTGGAGCACCAATGTCTGCCATAGCTAATGCTTGAGCACCGCAGAATAAACATGCAGAACCATTAACATCAGCGTCAGCACCCCATTTGTACCCAGCAGAACCAGCATTTCCGGATGTTCCAGTTGTAGCACCAGATGTGTTAAACACATGTCTGAACTCGTGGACCATAATGCCGTCTACCATTAGACTTGAAGAACCTGAGAATAAGCTTGAACCTGGTCCTCTTACTCCAGCATTTCTTACGTTAGCAAGGAAGTCTGAATCGAGTTTTAGGTCAGCCATTACTTGAGGTGTTACAAATAAGTGATATGTTTCATCATTACCTGCGCCTCTTAATCCTCTGATGTACTGATCTTTAGCATAAGCTTTTAGATCAACAATAGCGCCATAGCTTAGTTTGTCAGCTGCAGCAACTGCAGTTACATCACCAGCTACGATACCACTTGTAGCATCAAATCTTCTATGTCTATTAGAAGTTGGGGCTGTTACGTCTGAACCAAACGCTAAGTCGTTTAGATTTTGACCTGAGTTCATTGACGGTCTTAAGCCACCATTGTTTTTCAAGTTATATCCAATACCACTTAAAGTAAGGAACGCTAATTGGTCCATTCTGTCAGCCATTGCGTATGCAAGTGCATCTCTTGAATGTTCCCTAAAGTTTACAACTGATTTTTGGTCAGCTAGCCTTCCAGCTAATCTGTTCGCAAATCTCAATTGGTCGAGTCCCACGACTATGTCGTAAGCTCTTAATGCCTCTTCATTCCCTTCGAGAGTGTTGTCACCAACAATACCATCACCAGTCATGTCAGCTAAAAGTGTTAATACAGCTCTAGCTCCCTTTTCTGATTGGGTAAGCTCAGATATTCTCTGAACCATAGCGTTAGATCCGCTACCCGCGAATTGGTTAATGAAGGACATATTTCTAGCTACACGCCAGAAATCTCTAGACCAGATGGTTAACTGCTCACTGGTCAACGCAGCAAAGTTAGTATTTGCCATGATATGTCTCCTATCATTAATTTATTAACCAGTCGACTTTTGGAGCGACTTTTATCCGTATACCCACTGTCGTAGGGGAAACGCTCTCGTTAGTTACGGAGTACGACTCCGGTTAGTTTTACGCACTAACAGGCGAAAACGTTTTTTACGGACACGACCCCGGTAAGATATCGCTCTTACGTGCGAACTTATTTAATTTATACCACAGTTTATCCGAAATCACCACGCATTCTGCGTAAAGTTTCATCCGGTAGAGCTTCAAACTCATCTGAGGATAATAAACTTATGTCAACTTTTTTCTCAACTTTTTGTGTTCCAGGTTTCATACTTGGGGGTTGAGATTCAGCTGCTTCTAATTTTTTATTAGTATTAGCCACTTGTTTTTGTTGAGCTACTTTAGTCTGTACAGGGTCTACTTTTGGCGATGCAGGTTTATCATAAGGAGCCATTACATATTTTGCGGCTTTATCTAGCGCATCTGCTCCAGTATACCCTTGGACCACAAAAGCGTCTCTTAGATCCAATACTTCTTGAGTTATTTCTTTGTTAAACTCTGCATGAGTTTCATCTAAAACGCTATACTTTGTAGCCAACTCTGCAGCTTTATTTTGTAAAGCAACAAGTTCTGTGCTTTGTTGTACAGATTGTCCCATTTTGTTTTGCACTTCAAACATCATCTGTTGACGCTCTGCATTTCTTATTTCAGCTCGTAAAGCTGCTGCTTTTTCAGTATCGCCATTCAACACATATTGTTGATACTCTACTTCTTTAGCTTCAAATTCGTACTCAGGAGCCTTTTCAATTGTTTCTACTGGATTAGTAGCTTCTTCTAATTTCTTTTGTAAAGCTCTTTGTTTTGCTAGGACTTCATCAAACCTAGATTTAGGAATCATTGGTTCTTTTGGTTCATCAACTCCTTGCGGTACTGTTCTTTCAGGCTGTTGTGTATCTCCGCCATCTTCTGCCAGTACTGTTTCTTCTCCTGAATCTTCTGCGTCTGCGTCTGCAGCTTCAACGCCTTCCTCTTCTGATCCCTCTTCAGGGACTTCAGGTGATTCTTCTTCAGCTTTAAGTTCTTCGACTTCTTCAATTTCTTCCTCCTTGGGAAATTCTACTTCGTCTTCATCAGGGGCTTCAAAGTTCATATCAACTTCAAATGGTTTTACATCTTCTTCGGTTTTTGCATCAGCACCAGGCATAGCATCAAACACTAGAGTGTCATCTGCAGGGGCTTCAGTTTTTTTATTTTTTGCCATATTATTTACCTCCTGTTGGTTTTACGGCAGCGGCAGCCATCTTAACTGCAGCTTGTACATCAGTCTGTTGTTTACGCATATCATTAGTTAAAGCAGATAAACGTTCACGTAAATCTAGCTCTTCACGTTTAGACTGTAGTTTACTTTGTAATTCAGCAACCTTCAACTGTGGTTCTGTTTCTGCTTGTTCTACTTTAGCAGCATTTAAAGCTGTTTCAGATTGTAGTTTAGTTACTTCAGCTTCTAGTTTTGCGATTTCAAGCTGCGTACTTCTGATTTGTGACTCCATCTGGAATTGTTGTAGTTGTACTTCTTGTTCAGACATTGGGGCATTACCTTCTAATTTTCTTATCCTATCTGCTATGTCTGCTTTACGCGCTAAATGTGAATACTCAACAATCATATCATTTGGTATTGGTACACCTACATTTCTAAGTTCAATAGCCTCAGCAAACTGCATTTCATCAAAGTTATCTCTAGCAGGGGCAGTGCCAACTACTACATCATACTCCCCTAAAGTTAAGTTATTTATAATCTCACCTTCAGGGGTCATTTCATTGACTCTCAGTTTTTGTCTAGACTTATAAGGATCTTGTTCATCTGTAACTTGAATAATCCTTTCTTCTGTGTAATAAGCTTGAACTAACTGTAATATTTTTTCAGCTAGATATTGTCTTGTTTTAGCTAAGTTATCTAATGGTACTTGTAAAAGTAAAGACCCTCTATTCTGTTTTTGTGCGATAGCTACGCCTGAAACTTCTGGGCTATCCATACCGAGCATAGCTTCACTTATGCCGCTAATTTGTTTTATATTTTGCGCAGCTTTTTGTCCTAACCTGTCTAAACCTGTAGGTATTTGGTTAGGTGGTATTTTTGCTGGTGGGGTAGACCCGCGATTAAACTCTAATACAAGACCAGTTTCTGCACCATGTTCTTCTAAATCATCTGCTGTCATACCAGAAAGAGAACCGTTCTCTACGATCCAACCACTGTTAGCTGTTGTATTTACTATATGTAACTCTTGAGAAGTTATTTTATTTAACTGCTCTTGTGGGGAGAGTAAGTTTCGGACCATACCAAATGGGTTTCCTCTTCTAAAATATGGGAAATAAGGTACGAGAGTAAAATGTGCGTAAGGAGACCAATCATCAAATAAAACTACGGTATCCGCGGTCACGGTCCAACGGACCTTTCGCATTTTTTTCTCGATAATCTCTAAACCAAAAGTATCTGCGAACTGTTCTCTCTTCTTTTTATTCCAGTTATATGGGACTTCTCTTTTATCTCCTGTTACAGGATCTACATAAAAAATGCAGTCTTTTAGTCTGTAATATTGCCTTTCGATAACCCTAATAGACCTAAGCATTCGTGCGTTTTCTGGATCGCCTGGATACTGTTGTCCATAATTATACTCGTCAGTATCTCCGTATCTTTCTTCTTCAAACTCCATAGAGTCAGCACCTAAAGTAGTACCAGTTTCGGCTAACATACGTAATTGATCAGCTTGTTTTTGTCCGTAAACTTCCTCTATCTCATCGATGCTCATCCACTTGGTTTCAAATATTTCATTCCAAGTCCTCGGATCATAATGTTTTGCATCTGGGTCAATTAAAACATCTAAAGGGTCTTTAGCTTCTATTCGCACCTCGCCTTGTATATGATCTGAAAAATCTATGCGAACATCAAACCAGCCCCTGTCTTGAATAAGACCATCGGAAAACACTTGTTGTTCTACCCAGTCTAATTTGTTGTTATCTGCTATTTGCGCATAAACTTGTGTTAAAACATCTGCAATATCTTGATTGCCACCGCCCCTGGGTTTAAATTGTATGTCTGCTTTTTTTGTGCTTTGTTCTGCAAGAACTGCATTAATAGTAGGCAAAATAGTATTGATCGTTAAAGCTGGTCTGCCCTGGTCGTCAAGTTGTTGTTGATCAAACTCGTCCCACTGTTCCCCACGATAGTACATGTCACATTTTTTTGCTAAATCCATGTAATCTTCATGGCCGTGATCTCTTGCCCGTGTGTAAGCATTCCATTGGGTCTTTGCAAGCGTCAGCTGCTCGGCTTTTGTTAAATTCTTTTTTGGTTTTTTACTATATGCCATATTACGCACTCATTGCCGATTTCTTTTTCGGCCCTTTTGCCATTAATTCTAACCTATCTCTCCACGAAGGTACATGCTCGGGTGCTTCATAAAAAGATGCATACTCTGTCATCATTAAACCAACCCAGGCCAAAGCATCAACTTGGTCATCATGCACGCCATTAGGAAAACGCAAAAGTTCAGCCACAAGAGGCCCAGTCCAGATTGCATCTTCAGGTACAAAAACTCTACCCTGTTGCATCCTACCCTGAATAGCTCTAGCTCTTGCTTCTTTGTCACGTCTCCCTACTTTTAAATCTTTAAAATATGCAGAATGTAATCTACGCTCTGCCACACGTTTCTCTAAGAAAGGACCGATGGCCATTTCTATATGTCCACGTTCTATTCCTACTATACCAGGTCTCCACTGTTCGTAGAAATCTAATATTTTTTCTACCAATTCAAAACCATCATACTTGCCACGGATCATATCGACAACAAACATATTATCGTACTCATCGATACCTACCATTATGCCAACAGAATAATCGTTTCTATCTCTTTGCCCGATAGCTAAATCCCATGCGCAATAATAACGCATCTTATCATAGTCTATATCAGCCGGGTCATAATATTGAATCATGTCTCTAGTAAAATAATCACCTTCATCTGATACTGGGTTCTGTTGATATAGAGCCGTCCAGTCTCTAGGACCTATAGCTTTTTGTATTTTTTCTAAAGACTCTACATCATATCGTTCGGGATGCAGCGGTTCGCCCGTTGCACGAAACTCTTCATCTTCTTCTGCAATGGCTGGATATTTAACTACTTCCCAATCGTCCGCACCATTTTCACTAGCAGTCAACAAGCGTCCGGCTAGATCATCATCGTGCCATCTTGTTAAAATAACCAAGATACCTCCGCCTGGAGCAAGACGGGTATAAGCAGTAGAAGTGTACCAATCCCAGGTCGCTTCTCTATTGTTTTCTGATTCTGCATCTTCTCTGTTTTTTACCGGGTCGTCGATTAATAATATGTGCGCACCTTTACCTGTGATACCACCACCGACACCAGCTGCTACATAACCACCGCCCTCGGTTGTTTGCCAGGACTCTACAGACTGTGAATCTTTGTCTAATTTAGTAGATTCAAAAACTTTTTTATAGTTTGGCTCTCTGAGCACTTGTCTAACTTTTCTAGAAAAACTCATAGCTAACGAACCTGAGTATGAACAGCTGATAAACTCATGTCCGGGGTTACGTCCGAGGTGCCAAGCAGGAAAGGCAATACTTGCAAGGGTAGATTTACCATGACGAGGGGGCATAAACAGCATAAGTCTTGGGGATTTCTTATCTGACACGTCTTGACTAAATTTTTCTAGCCTATTGCATATATCTTTGTGCACCCAACCCGCTTGGTAGTCTGGATTAAATTTTTCAACGAAGGGCAACATGCGTTTTCTGGATAAAATACGCTTTGCCAGCTCTTGCTCTGCACGAATTTGGGCATTTTGTTCTTTTTTTGATATTTTTTCTTGTTTTTGGGGTTGAGGAAGCTGTTCTGCCTCGTCTGCGGCGCAATATACGCACAAACCTTTGGGTAAAACTAGGTTATCTGCTAATAATTTCTTGCATTTATAGCATTCTATCTTAATTTGATCTGTCACTAGTTAGCATTTCCATCTTCTTCTAGCTTGTCTGATTCTAGAATTAGGGTTATTCCTTGTTTTCGCTGAACTTCTCTTTAATTGACCTAAAGATCTTGCGCAATATGACTTTCTTCGCTTCGCAGCTTTAGAACCTTTCTTAACTTTACCAGTAACAGCAGTCTTTAACTTAGAACCGGGGTTCGCGCGCCTGTATGCAGCCACGCCTTTTTTGGTCATACCGGCACCAGATTTGGTTTTTCGGTAATTACCGCCTTTTCCTGTTGTTCTTCGTATTGGATTTTCTTTTTTTCTTGGCATAAGTTCTCACATTTGTTGGCTTTCCACCCACTCCTTGCGCTTTAGCTCGTTTTCTTTTTACTGCGCTCCTTTTCTGAGCTGCAGTCATACTGGCAGCTTTAGACTTTGGTACGCATTTTGGGTAGCCTTTACGTTTTGTCGACGCTTTCTTTCTACCGCAAGGTGCATGTCCGCCACCTTTCTTTTTTCTACCTATATCAACCCACTCTTCTTTGAACCATTTTGTTAGTCCGCCTTTGGGTTTAGAAGTGGCCACTACCTATAGCCTCCACCCCTTGCTTTATAAGTTTTTGTTAACCAACCAGAAGCATATGCAGATGGCCAAACTTTATATTTTCTTTTAGCTTCTGCTTTTACTCTAGCGTACAGAGCCGGATTAGTCGGCTTTGCACCACTTTTCTTTTTAGTAGCTTTTCTTTTTGCCGCCACGATAATTCTTTTTGGTTGTACCTTTAGATTTCTTTTTACCAGACATCTTCATTTTTTTGCCTGGCTTCTCATTTATATAACAATGCATTACTTACCTCTCTTTTTTGGAATGACTCCTCTACCCATGAGAATGTCTTTCTTTGTTACCTTACCATCTCCAGAATAATCTGGAAACTTTTTCATTTTAGAAACTTTACGTTTCTTTTTTCGAGCTTGTGCAGCTTGTGCATATTTAGTCATTAGTACCTCCTTGGGGTTCTAGATATTTTGTATCTACTCCAGCCAACTTTAACAACTCGGAATCAGACATTCGTTCTAGCTGCTGAATTTTATCTACATTGATATTAACTTGGGTTGCTTGCTCTGGGGCAAATAGACCGTGGAGCTTGCACAACGAATCGACAACATTTTTTTCTTCAGTCGCGGTCGCCGATTTACGATGCGCTTCTAAATATAATTGGGTCGCGGTATTTCTATCGAACTTAACTTCTTCGCGCATCTCTTCTCTTAGGTACTCGATGGCTTGCATAATCTTTGGTCGCTTAAAAGCTTCGTACACGGAATCTTGGTTCCTGTACCCCGCTGCACGGCCCGCTGCCGCTTTGCTCATGCCACGTAAAAAATACAAAATTAATCTTTCTTCTTGGACCGAAAGCTCGGATAACTTTACACCCGCGTACGGAAAATGTGATTGGAGTTCCAATCTATCTTGTTCGGTGACCGCGGTCGATTGATCTGCAACTAAGCTCATACTCGTAAGCATAGCTTATTTGTGGATATCTTGTAAATTTTTTGTGGAAAAATTTTTTTTGAAAAATATTAAATATATCGCTGAGACATCTTCTCCTTCTATCACCAGACACCCGACCCCGACCCTTTTCACTTTGTCGATTGACTTTTGTCATTTCAACTTTTGGAACCTTGTATTGGTTTTTCGCTCGCTCAGATTAACTTCGCTCGCTACCGCTCGTCGGCTGTCGCCCTCCTCCTCGCTCCTGGTAACACTCCGCTCGACTTCGTCTCTCGCTCCGTCGTTTGTTTATATCAGCGCCCGTGTACCACGGTCACTGTTATTTACTTATGTATATTCGTTAATACAATTAATTATAGGAGGTTATTATGAATATTATGTACGCAATTGGTAACGTTACAGGTAAGACTACGAAGTTAATCTGGGGAGCAACTACAACTACAACCGGCTCAGCTGTTCGTGGTTTCAAAGATGCATTCGCTAAGCCAGAGATTATTACTCCGGCACCGGACCTAGAACCTGTGACTATTAACCCGGAACCTACAACTTATAGACAAACCGAGATGAAGATATGAGGCACAACATACTAACCCTAACTTATAAAGAAAATCATCCCTATAAGTTTATACTACTAAGAATTGGAGCAACAATACTATCTGTACTACTTGCACCAATTATCATTCCTTACATCATTTACAAGATGTATTAATCCCAACCAACGGGGGCTAACAAGCCCCTTTTCCCATGTCCTAACTACTATCATCAAGGTGCGCGAGCTAATGCGAGCGCATGCATGCTTCATGCAAACTTGGTTCCTTCGGTTCCACGGATATATGCCCATGTGGAACCATGTCGTGGAACCACGACGAAGGCGCATGCCAATGCGGTCTCGCGACGGACCAACATACTGTTGGTTCCGTTGTTCCACGTGGAACAAAACCTAGTTTTGTAACGGACCACGGACAACGGTTAATGAATAAAGATTAACTTAACCTAAAACAAGTGGAACCAGTGGAACCAAACCTCTAACCACGCATCGTTATCAGGTTTTTCGTGTTCCATGACTCGTGGAACCAAGTGGAACCAGTGGAACCATAGTTCCAACGCTTTCACCATTCTGGTGCAAGCGATATTTATTTATGTGAGTTTGATACGGGTGTATCGAGCCACTTAACTTTACTTACCTAGGAGGTAAACATGTTGTATTCATTATACATATTAAAAGACGGCAAAGACGGCAAATCTAGAAGCAGAGAGGTCGGCATTGCAACTACTAACAAAGACGGTAGCTTAACACTACACTTTGACGTAGCTATACCATTGACTGCTGACAATCAGCAAGCCAAGGTGTTCATGAGAGAGATTGAGCAAAAAGCTCAGCCAGCTCAAGCAGTAGCTTAAGTTGGTAGTGTCACCCCGAGGACCAACTAAAGCTCGGGGGGGTTGTTACCGAAAGCACGTGCTCGGATGAGAAGCCGAGCCTTTCCATTTTATACAAGGAGGTTGATATGGAGGAACTATATGTACCCAACGAGGTGCTACAACAAGCCGAAGCAAGCGAAACACAATCGCAAGCTAATTATGTGAATTCTGGTGAGTTTCTTAGGAGATTCATCAGACGTATTGAACTAAAGCCACAAGGAGGAAATTATGGCGAATCATTTTGACCCATCGGACTTAGGTCCAGAAATCGTAGACATGGCAAACGGTGAAACAGGCGAGCTTCTGCCTGACCAAAAAACACCAGAGTCTGCGTGGAAACCAGACACCAACGGTGACCCAGTTGGTAGTGAAGCCAGAGCAACACAGGACCCTGTGCATCTGCCTGACTTCTACTACAGAAAGTATTCTATTGACGGTGAAGGCAAAGCTATTGCTCAGCCATCAAGAGTAGAAGGTATCATGGACGTATTCAAGTCTAAAAAGAATACACCAATGGTATTCAACCAAGAGAACGACGAGCTCCGCAAAAAAGAAGAAGATTATTATCTTCAGCAAGTCCAACAGATTGCGGACGGTCTTATGCCATTGCTTGAGACTGACCCACAATCAACAGGTATCAACTTCTTACAGTTGACAACCAGGACTTGGGCAGAGTTCGCGTCTATTGCATACGAGTACAAAGAAGAAACTGAATCAGCTAATCCAAACGATGACTTACCAGTATGGTTGGTCGAGCGTGAGGAGAAGATGTTCGGTCTCGGTCGCAAAGCTCGTATGTTATCAGCTGTTGTTGGTCTTATCGGTGATTCATTCGGATTGCACGATCTGTCACTAAAAGATGTTCGTGTCAGAAATGAAATCGAGAGACGTCAACAGCGACTAGCTGAGTGGAACTTCAAACAGCATGCAGATTCATCTGTCAAAGTTGCAACTGAGCTAAACCAGGCTACCAAGCAACATACTACAAATATGTTCGCTTCAGCCTAAACCAACGGGGACTTCGGTCCCCTTTTTTATTCCAAGGAGGTAATTATGGGATTAGATGCTTATGCAGGCTTTCAGGAGCCACAACCTGACAATGTAGAGCCAATCAATGATGATGTGCTTTACGATACGTTACAACGCGGTGATGAATTTTACTGGCGTAAACATGCCAGACTGCAAGAATACATGCAAAGATTATGGCGTGTTAGAAAGTTTGGCGAAGATGCCAAACACTGGAGCGGATTAAGAATGGATGGCAAGCATGACTATGGTGAAGTCATGTTCTTGGAAAAACAAGATATTGAAGAACTACAAAAGCTAGTTGAAAACAATGACTTGCCTTTCTGCCCAGACGGATTCTTTTGGGGACAACAGTTTCAAGAAGAATCAATGAAAGAGTATAAAGAACTCGACCTTAAGTTCTGTAAGCAAGCACTCAAGTGGCTTGATGAAGGCAAAAAGGTCTGGTACGACTGTTCGTGGTAATTTTAGGAGGTAAATATGCACACAATTAATCCAGTAAAACTTAAACAAGAATTGACTGACTGCATCAATGCCGGCTACCCAGCTATGATTTGGGGTGGGCCAGGCATTGGTAAATCAGAAATACCAAGACAGGTTGCCGATGAGATGGGCGTCCCGCTCATCGACTTCCGTGCTAACTTGTTCGACCCTGTCGACGTACGTGGTATTCCATATATTAAACAGCTCAAAGAAACCGGCAAACGGTTCACATCATGGGCTGTGCCTGATGTGTTTCCAATCGCAGAACGCGACGGTGAACGTGGTTTGCTCTTCATTGACGAGCTACCAACTGCACCGCCAGCAACGCAAAACGCATTCTTACAACTGTTACTAACAAAACAGATTGGTGAATACAGATTGCCTGCCGGTTGGCAAATCATCTGTGCCGGCAACAGACTTACCGATGCAGCAGCTGTTTATCAGATGCCATCGCCTGTACGTAACAGACTTGCACACTACGAGCTCGAGCCAACACTCGACGATTGGGTGCAATGGGCTTATCAGCACAACATCGACCCAGATGTTATCTCGTTCATACAGTACAGACCTAATCTGTTGTCACAGTTTGACGCTGACGAATATGCATTCCCAACGCCACGTGCTTGGTCAATGGTCAGCAAAAAAGTATCTAAGGCAAACACAGATCCAGAACGTTTGTTTTT